AAATGATACAACTCCAAAATCCCCAGTTGGGTTGATAGAACACGTCGCAGCTGCTCCAGAACCACCACCTCCAGTAAACGTTATTGATGGGATAGTTGTATATCCAACACCAGCAAAAGTTAAGTATATTTTGTCAATTGAAGTAACACCACCTCGTGTCGTAGTGATGGCAACTGCTTTTGCATCATTGTCTGGTATATTTGTTGGTGAAGGATCAAATACTACAGTTGGAGTACTAGTGAATCCATATCCATCATCATTTAAATAAATTTTATCAATATATCCAGCACCAAGAACGGCAGTAAAATCTGCAGTCCTTCCAAGTCCAATCAAATTCATTGTTGCAATATAACCTTGATCTGCAACAAGAGTATCAATAGATTCTATTGAAGTATCAATTATTTCATCCTCATATTCGAAGAGTTCGCATTGAAGTTCATAGATATATGTTTTGCCAAGTTGATAGAATGGTTTTTCATGCTCAACAAATTTAATTTCAAATAATCTGTTCCCTAAAGGGAAATATATTAAATCGCCCTCACTGGGTCTTTGTGGAACTTCGACTTGAGGATCATCTGTTAAAAATGGGGCAATAAATTCCTCATATCTTTCCTTGGAGATGATTAAAGTAACATCATCCCTTAAACTCATTCCAAATTTTGTTAAAATATCACCAGCCCCAGTAAATCCCTCATATGTTCCAACATATGCTTCTATTTGAAAATTATCATCAAATTTTGATGCTTGAACTTCTTCAATGATTGTTTTTGTATTAACAAATTTTCTTGGAATATAAGTTACCTCCACGCCAAACATCCTCAACTGTTCATTGATTAGATCTTGAACTAATCTCTGTTCAGTATTAGAACCGTGTAAAAAATAGGGATTAAGTGTCATTATCCTATGAAATCATATGGTGGAAGTTCGTACTCTGATGCCATTCTTGCTTTAATATCCGATAACTCAGATTCTGCTTGCTGGAGAATTTCTCCCCCATTCATTTCGATACCGCCAGGGAGTTTAACACCCTTAAACTTACTCAAATTTTGTCCCCACTGTTTTTTAATCAGTGCAGTTAAATACAACTTCAAAAAACTATCATTATATACATTAGTGAAGGTATTTGGGTCCAAAATTCTATAGCAATCAAGAACTATGACATTCCCTGCTGCCTGGGCTCCCCAATCAATATCAAGATATAATCTATTTTGCCTCTTATTAAATCTTAATTGCTTATCGGTTGTTAATAAATGATCAATGTCTTCAAGATAACTCTTAACCATTGCGTATTGGAGGAGTTCTACCGAGTTGAAATAATATAAATCATTTAAAAATAGTTGATACTTGATACTAAACATCCCTCCAGAAATGCTACTAGTGTCAAATTTAAATATTTTTTCGACACCAATTACAGAATCTGGTATTTGTATATAATTTCCACTTTCATACCAACGGTATGTATTACCTTCTGTCGATATTGAATCTGTGGTTACAAGATCTGTTCCTCCTGGGACTTGGGCAGAACCTCTATCAATATCGTCTTGAGTAATAACATATTTCAAATACATCCTTTCTACGCCATCAAAATGACGTTCTTGGAAATATTGTAATGCGTCATCGACCAAATCATCAACTTGGTCATCATCAACGTTAATTTCTAAGACAGGTGCTCCGAGTCTTCTTAGGCAATAATCTACTAATTGCTGTCTTGATGCAGGTTTTGCCATTTCTTTCTGTCAAAATATTCCTACAAAGTAGGGATTCTCAAAGTATTTATCGGTTGAGAAATTCCTTCAATAAAGATTTAATCTCTTCAATATCATTTTTCATTCTATCAAATTCATTCTTTTCGTTAATTCTTCTTTGCCTTTGGGAAATATAAGCATTATACTCAGATTGCCCAAAGTCTATAATCGCTCCAGTTTCTTTATCGCGATAGAGGGAATTGCTCCCCTCTACCTTAATGTACTTATTATCCATGTTAAGAAAGTGCTATAGCTCTAAAGTCTCTTATTAATACTGGATAAGACTCATTTTTGGAACTGAATACAATTTTGATTACAAAGGAGTTAAATTCGTCTAAATTATCAGCGGTAAATGTATATTCATTGAAAGTTTCACTGTTTGAATTTGCCTCAACAAATGCATCTGCTAATCCAGAATTTTTAGAAGTATCTATTACTTCATCTCCAAATCCATCACCATCAGTATCGAGAAGATTATTATATCCTGGGAATAATACATATTTCTTGTTAATTTCACTCGAATTTGCACTATCAACTCTATAAAGAACTCTAAAGTCCGATTCTTCACTTCTGTTTGCAGAAAGAATCACTTTAATTCCAGTTGCAGGTTTAGCAAGACTGACTTTCTTCGACACAAATATCGATGCATGAGGATCATCAGTTCCATTCAAAATAGAAGTAGAATTTGTATAATCTGCAATTGGATTGTTTAACCTATTCCTACCCAAAACGAATACTGCATTTTTAATGTCAAGAGCGGGAGAAATATTCTCATTTTCAGTAGACATATCAACTCTTAATGTAAGAGATTTGTTAGATGGTAGAGAATCTAGATATTCGGTCTCATTAACTTGTGATGCAACCATTCTCGGTGCATTGAAAGAAAGTGTATTATTCAAATCAACATTTTCAAATCCAGAATCAATAAATGGTGCCTCAATTCCCCCAGCACTTCTTGCAGTAATTGTTCTAATACTGGAATTTATTGTTGTTCCTGTAGGTGCGATTGAATTAAACTCTGGCTTAATTACGCTAAATTGACGATTCTGTGAAATTTTAGCAGTGTCACCTCCAACAGAAGATTGTGTTGAGAAGTTCAACATATTTCCACCATTTCTATCAGATCTATCAAACTCCAAATAGTAATTATCAAGAGATGAGAAATCATTTATTGTTGATACGGTAAAGTCATTATTAATTCTAGTTAGAGAAACACCATTTATTTCATAAGGAACAATCTTTGTTCCACTGGCATGGGTATTGGATGTTGTACCATCAACACCTCTAGAATTAATTGTTATGGTTCCATTTCCAATTGAGTTGTATTCAACAACTTCATTTTCAATTAATGCATAACCTCTAGAAGTGCTTATTCCTTCAAAAGATGCAAATGGTGTTGTGTTAGCAACAGAGATTACAGTGTCATTTAATCCAAAATCTTGTGCAATTGATGAAGACTCTCTGGATGGTGATACATTCAGGATTTTTACTTTATTTGTAGATGTATGATGTCCATGGTTATACTGAGTAACTTTAAATACGTTTCCAGTATAAAGAGGAGACAGTACAACAGAATCACTTACAACAGTACCAACTGTTGTTGTCTCTGTTGCTCCAACATAGTAAGTTAAAGTATTTCCTAAAGTAAACTTATTCTCACTCAAATCGGTCAAGTACAGTGTCTCGATTGGGCTTGCAAGATTATCTACGGAGAAAAATGCTCCAGAACCAAAACCATCAACACTTGAAGTGACAATTCCCAATCTTTCACCCTCAACATAACCAGTTCCAGGTGTAACAATCGAAATGCTTGTAATTTCTCCACTAGATACATTAAGTTGAGCAGTTGCTCCACTTCCATTTCCATCCAGAGAATATAATTCAACACCACTAATAGTTCCATTAAGGTAATTAGATCCAGGATTTAATATAGTAAGTGATGCACCATTTAGGTTTGAACCTGTTTTTTCAATTCTACCAGTTATTGTTGTAGTTGTTTCTCCAACTAAAGTTCCTGGAGTAAGAATTGCCCCAAGTGTTGAGGTATTTGTTACTGCGACGGATACTTTTCTTGGATAAGTCTCAATTGGATTTGATATTAATGATGCCCCATTATTACCATCTGGTAAAATTGGTGTGTTATAGAAATAAACTGTTCCGTTCTTAACAAACTTTGCTTTGTAGAGCGTAAACGTTAAATCTTCAAATTGACTTGGAGTCCAAATAGTACCATTTTGAGATTTAAACAAACTTCCACCAATATACTGCTTACTGACAACTACATTTTCTACATCGGGCAGATTACTTGTTGCAACTGTCTTTTCACCCATTCTGCCGATATACATTTCATAGTTATCAGATGCTGGGGATATGAATACGATAGCATATTCTGTATTTGGACGCAAATATACTGGAGATTCGAATTTGAAATTAGTTGGAATTGGATTATTCAAATCTTCTGGTACATTAATATATTCTGGATTTACTTCCAGTTGACAGTAATCCTGCACAAGAAGATTTGTTGGAGTTCCAAGTTCTACAGTTCTTAATTCGACAAAAAGTTTTGCAGATTCATCTTTTTTAGCAAAATAGACATCAAAAGAAGTTAAATATGCACCATCATCATCTGTGGTGAACGTTTGTGCTAAAGGATCTCTATGTACAGCATATGAACGAAGTTTAACATCTGCTGGTCTATCTTTTGGTCTGGGTGGATTGCGAAGTTGAACATAACTAGTATCCTGAGAAACCACAGTTCCACTTCCAGTAAATGAACCAATTGCATTACTCTGGAAGGATGATCCAGGTAATACTTGTGTTCCTGGAGCATTTGATGAAAGTTTTATGGTCTTAGTTCCAGTAGTAACGAGTCTAGTTGGTTTTGGATTTGCCTGAGGATTCCTGAAATACATACATCCAAGAATGTCACCCCAATTATCTGAGATTAAATCAGTATTTGTTGCGGAAGCAATTGCATTACTCGTCTTTCCAACTATCTTACAACCTGGAGTAATGTATCCAAAATAATCATTCGATTGTGCTGTTTTTGTTACATCGAAGTTAATTATTCTGGATGTCGCAGAATAGCTGTTTCCTGGGGCAGTTCTATTTGTATCATAAATGTCTACAGTATATTTTTCTGTTAATACTGCAGATTCTCCTAATTGTGCAGAAATAGTATCAGTTGGTCCCAATCCACCAAATTTATGATTTGGTTTTTGTAGAAGAGTTCTTCCAATTTTATGTCCTGTTGAACTAATAATTTCAACAACTTCTCCAACTTGGAATATTCCATTTACCATCTCGATTTCTACAACTTTAGGTAGAATATCAATAGTTTGTGCATCTAAACTATGATAGTGTTTTGTAAATGGTTTTAGTCCATTTCCATAGAAATAAACATTACGTTCCCTCATGTAAATGTCTTTTTCTGATTTGACCTTTACGTTCTCTACAAAATCAATTTGTCTATTATTTTCTGATAACTTGTAGTTATATGTTGTCGTATCACGGCGATAGAAAGTTTCTGTTTTACCACCTTGACTAAACTCACTCCACTGCTGTACTTTTGTAGTTGCATTTTCATTCCATACAGCACCAGTACTTTCTGTTCTGGTTTTACTTGTATATACTGTTCTGGACCAATTATCGGATGGTGGATCGAGTTTAATTCCACCAACAAAGGCAATGACATTAAAAGGATTTACATTTTCTACTCTAGTTGCATGTGGTTGATTAATCATTACAACTTCAGTGTAGTCTAGTGTTAAAATATCACCAGTTTTCTTAACACTTTCGTCTAGTAGTTTTAGATTTGCATTTATATCGGCAGCACTTCTATCAATTCCTGGATTCAATGCCAATTCTG